CAGCTACTATCGAATATAGTAGGTCGAATTTTGGTGCGATGGGCCTTTTGTTAGACGATTGGTATGGGTATTCTACTAAAGAAAGTAGAAATTTTGTTACCCGTGCCTTGCAGTTTGACAGTTTGGCTTGTTGTGCTAGGATTAAGGAATCCTCTTCTGAGGTGATAGAATTCCGAGCTATTGGACCGACTGCTGGGGAAATCAAAGAGATTGAGATGTCTCAATTGCGAGACTCTCTCTTTGATCCTATGGCAGTTAGGCCGCTTGGAATCTTTGAACCTATGAAGATCAGACCGATTACTCGGCCATCCATACGTCAGCACTTTGGTCTACGGGGTTTGCAAAAGCAGCTTCTGAATTATCTCAATCGATTTGAGTGTTTTCAGATAACTGGTGATTCTAATAAGGATCATCTTGCATCTCATGTAGATAAAGTGGTGATGAATTCCACTTTCAATCTCTCTTATGGAGTAGATAATGAAGAAGGTGGAGAGGATGAGTATTGTACTCGATTTGATCTTCCTTGGATCATCTCAGGAGATTATTCCGCTGCTACTGATTGTCTGAAAAGGGCAGTCACTGAAGCAGTGTGGAAATCGATTGGAAAGTCGATACCATGGTGGATGTACCAGAAGGGATTGGATTCGCTAACGAAGAACTTTATTGTGTTCGACGAAAAGGCGTTCCCGAAACCTACTGGCATTTATGAAAACATCCAGTTTACATCCGTAGAAGAGAATCCTCTTCCGCAGACTAACGGCCAGCTTATGGGAAACATTCTTAGTTTTCCTATACTCTGTATCGCAAATTATTGCGCTTACCATCTCTCTTGGGAAAGAGTTTTTGGTAAGAAGCTGTGGGTTAGCAGAATGATGGAAGATCATCCGGTGCAAATAAATGGTGACGATATTCTTTTTCGTTCCTATGAAGAGCACTATCCAGTTTGGAGGACCACTATTGCGGATTTTGGCTTTAAGCTTAGCTTAGGTAAGAACTTTTGCCATGAGAGTATGTTTCAAATTAACTCTCAGCTTTTCCGAATTTCGTTTGATATATTCGGTGAAGTGTGCGGTTGCGAGAGAATTCCTTATTTTAATTTCGGTCAGTTAACTGGCAGAAAGAAAGGTATGGATTCTCAGCAATGCTTGTACGGTAAGACGTATGAAGAGGCTCTAAATGAACTCTCTTCCGCTCGTACTTGTTGCACTGACATAAGAACTTCTCTTAAGTTTTGTAAATCGCCAAAGCTCCAGGAGGAAGGGGAAGTGTTGCTCAAGAAATGGTATATTCGTAGGTATCGTGACGTCCTTAGTCATGATTTGTTCACCTTAGGAGGCTGTTCTGAGCACA